AGTGAATCACATTCCTTTTATGGAATGCTTCACCACCCAAATCGGCAAAAGCTGTTTTGATCTTTTCCCAATTTTGATTGTTGGCAGCGGCTTCTTTAAAGATAACTGATCTTGCAAGCGGGCCATCAGTAAGAATGTTGGTCAAAAAGTCCCTGGCCTGTTCCAGCACAAAATCTCTTTCAACAGGATCGGGCAAAACTACCACATCTATTTCAAAATTTGGCTTGGCTTCTTTAACTTCTTCTTCGGAGTCAAATACACCCTCTGGGTTACCTTGTTGATCGTATAAAATTCCGTTTTGTTCGTACTTTGCCCATGAATGATTTGTAATAGTGCCATGCGGTTTTTTAAGATCGAGTTTCATATCTAAATTCCTGTTGTTTTGCGCGTGCGTTACGAGGTAAATATTGGCCTGCTCTGTAATGATGTTTCGCGTGATCTGATTGTGAGAGAATTTCCAGATTTTCGATTCTATTATCAGTCTTGATTCCGTTCTTGTGATGTACGATTTCTTTTTGGAAAAGTTTTCTTTTCAAATAATTTTCCATTATTCTGCGATGTTCAGCTACCTGCTCCCCATCAATAAAAATGAATTTGTAACCATGAATTTTACAAATATGCCCCGAACCATTTGGAGCGCGTTTTTGTGTTAGAGGATCGCCGGATCGTTTAAAATTTGCATAATGCTTTTGGCAATATCCTTTTGCTTTATGTGAGCGGCCACAATTTTCAATCGTACATAACTTGTCTTTATTTGGTGCTTGCCTGGATATTTTTAGATCGCCAGTTCGTTTTAGTCTGTGATAATGCGTCTTACATAGGCCACTTGATAAAACAAAGATTTCCTTATCACAATCACCGACTGAACATTTCATACTTAAAGGCGATCCAACATGTTATTACGCTCTATAAAGCCAGCCTTACCTTCTTCATCCACCACCTCTCCATAGAAATGATCTACGTGTTCGCCGGAATATTGATCGTCCGAACCGTTCATGGGATGACGCTTAAAGCCCTTATCAAAAGACTCTGGATTTGCATCGGCAGAAAAATCCGTACTGCCCGCAATACTCCGGGTCATGCCATTTTGGTTTTGCAGTTGCATGTTGACCGGCATTTCATTGAGATTTTCTTTGAACGGCTCAGTCCTGCGTTGCGACTCGAATGTTTTCCATTCCGTGCCGTCATCTTCATTGACTTGGGGTGGAAGAATGACTTGAAATTTTTCTTGAAGGGACATAATGTTTCTCCTTTATTTTGACACCAACACGACTGGAAGCTAATTACCACCACAGGACGACACCACTCGCCCTAATAAATAACCAACTTCCATGCGTCTTGATGCAAAAAAACGGCCCCCGAAGGGGCCGGTTTATTTAGCCAACTACGTTACGCGGCTTGGGAGTCCAGCCATCACCAGGATAGCTTTCTTCCGTCAACTTGATCAGCGACATCGGATAAATCCTTGCTGTCGGTTGATTGTCGATTTCCATACCGGGCGGCATGACGTTGAGTTTTGCACCTTCGCCTTGCGGCGTATCACCTTTGTACAAATACCCATCCGTCTGAAAGCCTGATTTTTCATTCAGGCTTTGCATACCGTCCATGCCGGTAATTTTTTCTGGATTTGCCATGATATTTCTCCTTTATGCGCTGACCAATGCGTTCGGATCAAGCGCGTACTCGATGACGCCCAATTGCAGGCCAGTAGTATCAGTTCCGCGTTGCAGATAGAACTGATCGCCAGCCGCAAATGAGACGCCGCCATCTGCCGTTGAAGACCCAACACCCGTACCACTGATCTGGATGCGGCTGAAGCCACCTACTATCGCACTCAGAGCATACGGGCCATACGTACTGGTCGTAGTACCTGAAATTTTGATACCACTGATTGAATCACCCGTGCCGGTCGTTGTAACTGTTGCAGTTCCGTTCCACGCGGTATAAGTCGAAGTGCCCGCCGTAATAGTAGTGGCACCAATCGAAAAGATATGCGAAGAAGTAAATGCAATCCACTTGGATGTTGCGCCCAATGTTCCTGCTACGGTCAGACCAAGGACTTCTCCCTGACGGACAATGTAGGCGGGATGGTCATACATCATGCTTTTTTGGCTCATGATTTTCTCCTTAAACCAGACTATCCCATTTCACAATCCGGCAGTTTGCAGCCAGTGTGTGAACGATTCCAAAGCCGCCCATGTAGTACCAGGCGACACCCTTTGACCGACCGTAATCACTCGGAATCTTTCCTCGCATTTCTTCCGGTACGGCGATAGCTTCCGCCACCGTGTCGTTGCCGAAGAAGAAAATCCAGTCCGATTTGCCTTGTGACCACGCATTCATATCACCACCAGTCGAGCCAGCCGCAATACCCGTAGTACCGATACCTTTGGCAATGTTCGTCTGTTCAACGTAGCGCACGTTTTCATAACGACCGATTTCACCGTTCATGATCAACTTGAAACCTGTATCCGAATACTGGTGGATCGTTTCCAAATTGTTTTTGAACGAACGCAAAGTAGTCGGCCATGCCAAGGAATAGTAGTCATCACCCAGATACGCGGGGATGTTACGTTCCTTCATCATGTCCACAATTGCTTTCGCGTGCGCGTTGTTGTACGCAACGGTGTTTGTACCTGTGACGGTACCATTGGTGTACAGCGTAATAGCCGCCGTGTCAGTTCCCGCAACAGGAATGACGCGCAACAGCGTTTGGTTAAATTGGTTCCATGCCATTCTGTCGAAGCCTTTGACCGCATCGTTTTTCAGAACTTTCTGGATCAATTCCATTACCGGGAACTTGGACAAATTGTCCAGTTTGCCGGAATAGGGAACGCTGTTACCAGCCTCGGTGATTGTCAGAGTACCTTGAACAATCGTGAAGTTGCTTTCCGGCATGGTGTTGGTTTCAGTCAACACACCGCCGGGGTTTGCAACATCAGAGAAAACGTCCCATGTGAAAATATCGCCCTTCTTTTTGCCTTGCTGCGATGCGTCACGCACGTCAGAAAACTGACGGAACTTGACCAGCGGTTGCACAGCCATGCGAAGGACGTTCGACAGTTGGCGCGAATACATGTATCCGCCCAGACTGTTTACAGCCCAAACTTGACCAGCCATGATGGCTCTCCTTTAAAGTTGATTAACCTCGAAGCCATTGCGGGCCACCGCGACTTTTTGCCATCGCGGAGATAACGTCCCCAACGGATTCCTCTTTGTCTTCATCACTCACCGCCGCAGGAGCTTTTGTTCCAGCGCCTTGCGGAACAGCGGGTGCCGATGCTTTTCTGGTTTGTTTGTCGGATACAGGTTTTTCAGGTTCGGGAGTGGCAGTCTTGGTTAAACCATCTTTCCAAGTCCGTACACTGTTACCGATGTCCTCATAGCGTTCCTGGTAGCTTCGTTTATCCCCTTGGGCGATCAATTCCTTGTCGCGCTGCAAGACGATATTCAAAAGCACGGGGTCATCCGCCAAATCCTTGTAGTCCTTATTAAACCTGGAAACAGCATCATTGAAGGTAAGACGCTCATCAACAGTTCGAGCAACATCGTCCGCGCTAACGGATGGAGGTCTGCTCTGCAACTTTTCTATAGCCGCCATTGCCTCTTCTTCAGTGCCCATTTGTATAGCGCGGACAAGCGCTCGTCTTTCATCAGCTTTTGCCGTTACATCCTCGGTAGAGGGTAGTGCTGGTTTGGCTGCGTTTACTTCGGCATCACGCAGTTTCTGTGTTGCCTCTTTCAAATAAGTGTCAGCCGACTCGACTTTCTGAGCACGCTGAACAAGTTCGTCAGTCGTCAACTCAAGTTCTTTGCCGTTGACTTTGATTTTGTGTTTGGGTTCTTCGGGGTGTTTTTCCGGTTCTGGAGTTAAGTTGGCCTCGTCTTCCGCGCGCTGCAATTCTTTGGCAGTGACTTCTTCATCCGTTAGCGTTTCTTCCTTGGTAAATGCCGATGTGGTTCCGTCATCATTCACATCGGCCAGATCACCACCTTCTGCCAAAGTGGCATCGTTTTGGTCGTTGATCTGCTGCAACATCTTCAGGCGGGCATCGTTGTTTGTTCCAATGACTTCGCCTTCTTCCGTTGTCTCTACCTTGGTATCTTCGGCCATTCTTTACTCCCAATAAAAAACCGCCCGAAGGCGGTTGTTGCGTTACTTAGCGTGTTGCTATAAAGTTATTGCATGAAAATCAGAAGTCACACAGGCGGCCTTGCTGAAAGCATGACAACCATCGCCACAATTGAGCCAACAAGAGAGGCTATTGCTCAGTATTTACGCGACCAATGGGGCGGTTTGGGTTATGACATATATCCAGAAAATATAAAGGTTGAACCATACGGCTTTGATGAGCGTATCGGATGGGATACCTATATTGTTTTACTGGGTGATCAGGCATCCGCCTTTACCGACAGCCCTATTCTTCCCGATCTTCCAGAATCATCTGCGCCTTCAACCCGGCTTGAATCGCATCACCCATCCAAGTCCTGAACTTTTCCGCAAGCCACACTTTGTTTTGCGCCTGCCATACCGCTTCACTATCATTGCACTTCACTCTTCTCAATTCTTCCAGTCCTTGAGCTTCCTGTGCTGCTGCGTGTTGCAGAAGGTATTTCCCGATGTCGCTTTTGAAAAACTGGTCAACTTGTTCACCCAGTACAGCTACATCAAACAGGATTTCGGTTTCTTCCGTCATTTACGAAACTTTCCATAGAGTGCGCCAATGAGGAATTTTTTGATGACATACCACCGGCATCTACCGTGATCACAGTGACCACCACATTTCTTACAGCGATATTCAGCAACGCCACGATTCTCTAAAACAAATTCAGGATGGTTTTTCCACCAGAGATCAAGATATTCATCAAAATCGAATTCTTCGTTCATTTACTTCCCTTGGGTTTATTTTCCGCTTCCATCAAAGCTCTCATGTGCGTTGCCAAAGACCGCTTGTTTTCGTTCTCTTCCTGGATAATCGTTTTCTGGATCGTGGTCTGGTTGGTCGCTTTTGATTTTTCCAGCGCAACCATATGGCCGGTTTGTTTGTCCTTGACCTTTTGTTGCAGTTGCTGGATGAGTCCCATGGCCTGTTGCAGTTGTTGTTGCAACTGGAGGACAGCCGGGTTATCGTTCGTTGTGAACCTTGTCCCGTCCGCATAACCAAGATGACCAAAAATCTCCTTCCCAACCTCCTGCACATTCAATCCCGGAACTGGGCGGGACATGATCGCGGTGTAAGCGGTAATACCTGCAATGAATTTATTCAACTTGGCGGCGGGGTCGGTAGCACCCATGCCGACATTGACGTTCAACGTCAGCTCATTCTCCAAAAGATCATCGGTGATCTTGTCGATGCCAAAGCGCTGGAAGAGTTGGGCGCGTTTTCCTGCTACTGCAAGTACGGTCTGGTCGGTCTCGTACTTTTGTTCAAGCGTCATCAGCATCCTGAGAACAGGCTGGACAAAGGTTTCTACATAAGTTCTGAGTAAATACTCGGTCAAAGTCCCTTGACTGTTGGAAAGCATTGCCATGTTCTTTGCGGGAGAGTTTGCGGCTCCGGCGATCATCAGAGAAGCAGGATTGAAGTTCCCTAGAAGTTCATCCATTTCCATGGAGAGTGCGGAGTGTTCCTGAAAAGATGAAGCAGTCACGTCAGGCCAATTAATCTCTTTGACATCCCCCTCGGGATCGTCTAACATTACTACTCCACCAGGAACATTTCTCAGCAGTCCCTGAACATCAGCCTCTTTACCCCGTTTCACAAACCATTTCTTGTTCAGCACGAATTTCACGTTGTCGATACGTTGGTTTGCAACCTCATTGGTTTCTTCCTGTAACCCTTTTGACAATTGCGGGATGGAGCTTGGCATGACTTTGTGGGTTTCGATGTTGCAGCAGCCCATCACGTAAGGTCGTTTGCCGGTAAAGACCGACTCTTTCAACGGAGTCGCGTCAGTCAGCATCGCTATATCCCCGAGGGTGTAAAACTCCCAGTCTTCGGCGTTATGTTTGTGGATATGCCTTTGCACCCAGACTATTTCATATTCCTCTACATCCCGCACATCCGCCGCATAAGGATCGTCCTTGTTCTTGTTGCGCGCGATGCGGGTGGAGTCAGGAGTGATTTCGGTCGCAGCCATAAGCTGGCTGCTTGTCATATTGTTCCACTCGCCCGATTTCATTTTCTCCTTCACGTCCTGGGCGTACATGGGGATAAGATGAATCACGTAGGGTGAACTGTTGATAGGGTCTGTCCAGTTCGCTCCGGGGTCGATGCGGATATTCTCAATCGGGATCAGGTCTATTGCCGGTTGGTCTTTCATGACTTCCGGTTCGTTCTGAATCACCACCATCACATTGGGAGTGCCAACTTCTGCTGTCAACCCTCCTTTTTCAGTTGCTTGCATCGCACCTTCGGGAAGGCCGGACTGAGTAGGATACTCTTCGGAAACTTCCTCTTCCCCTGCTGTCTCTGTGATGTTTTCAGAATTACGTTCTTCGTAGTTCCAATACACATGGGCACAGGCTACGCCGGTCGTTTGGGCGTCCTGAAGACCTCCCAGGACAAATTGATACCAGGGTATCGTTTTTGTCAGGCGATACTGTAAAAGCTCCTTCATAATCGAAGCGCTGGCAATCTCTGCTTGGTTGTTCGGGTCTGTCGGGAGGATGCTCGTAACATCCATGGACGAAAAAAAAGCCGCTGCGGCGGCTGCTTCGTTCTTTCTGATAATCGTTCTGGTTTTCGGTCTGAAAAGTTTGGATCGCTTGTCGTAAGCGGGCGAGTTGTATTTTGAATCGGTCGAGTGTTGGTTGTTAAAAGCTCTTATGGAGTCTTCCCATGGCTTGCGATAGTTCGCGTCAATGTAAGTCGTGCTGGAGTGAAAAGCCCTTTGGGCGCGTTGCAGCCAGTTGGGGCCGGGGAATTCTTTTGAGTCTACGCCCGTCTGGGCAGTAGGCGCGGTATTTTTTCGATCAGGCAACAAACTAGCCATTATTATTCTTCCGTCACTTGCTTCATGTTGTCTTCACTGAAAAGTTCGCCTGTGTTGCGTACAACACCCACTGCTCTGTCATCCAAAAGCATCTGCATATGGCGGTCTTTCGTATTGGTGATCGGGAGAATCTTTCCCAAGTTGTCACGACAGAACTTGCGAATGGCGGGATGCGGTTTTCTTGCGGTAAAAATTCTTACATCGCGCCCTTCGGCCAACCATTTGCGAACCCGCTTTATCATGGGTTCGATTGGCTTTCCTACGTGGTCATCACCTTGGTATCCGTTATAAACGGCTAAAACGCCGTCAAAATCAACTCCGATCCAGCCTTCTCCTTCATCACGCGGGTTCATTTTTGGTCAATCTTCTTTATCAAGAACGCCCATAAGGACAATGGTTTCCCAATATTTGTCCGCGCATACAGCGATAAATTCTCGAAATTTATGTTTTGAATCTGCCACATTTTCAAGACTCATTACAAAAACGCCATACTCTCCAATCTTTTTCATAGTGGCGTCTTCATGTGTGCAAAAAAAAACTTGAATAGTTTTACTCATTAAGTCACTTCCTTGATCCCCGCATACTCCTGATTTGGTAACTCACCATCCCAAGCGCCACGCTTCATTCCCAGTCTTTCCAGAAGTTCTCCGCCGCCCATTACAATGGCGCGTTCCAGTTCGGAAATGCTTGCAGCTTTTGCCGCGTCCACTGTGTATCCGTATTTAGCGTTTGCGCCCATGTATTTGATGATCAGCGTCATGCCGGGTGCCCAACCCACCATCCACACATGATTCGGATAATGATTGGTCAGTTGTTGCGCGGCGAGTTTCGCCATCATTTCCATCTGACGTGATTCGGCATCAATGCCGGTGACTTCAACGGTCTGGATGTCGGCATCCATTAACTCTCTCCAATACTCGTTAATAAAGTCCAAAAAAGAATCACAAACACAACAACCACAAAAATAAAATAATATTGGGCCTTCATTTGAATACCTTCCCCATACCGAGCGCTTGGGCAACAGCTATGCGCTGAACTTCATTTTCGGAATGCAATTCATGTGTTTCAAGGGCGTATCGAACCCCCTCCGCAAAGATAGTTTCCAATGCGGTCATGTGCGAATCACTGCTGTATGTTTTGTAAAATGTGTCCAGGTCAATACTGACAAATTCATCTTCCGCAAAATACTTCGGAAGATAACTGCGCAGATTCATCATTGATCCATGTGATGCGGGTCGATGGGTAAGAGCCAGTTCTTTGCAAACCAGACAGCTCTTTTCTTTCTCCAGCCTTCTTCACCCCAGTAAAATCTTTTTACGCGGAATGTGCTTAATACTTCTTTTGGAAATTCCCAGAAAACCACTGACAGAAAAACCCAATTCAAAATAGCATCCAAAACCAGCCCGACATATAGAGCGAGTTTGATCATCACGATAACTGCCGGAGTTAGTCCTTCCAGAGTCCCGGCGTCACGCATGTTTCTGAACATGATCACGGCGGCGTAAAAAACATACGTCAGCCAGAACGTAAACAGAAAGGCGACAAAATATTCAACCACCCAGAACCAATGAGGAAGAATCATTTTTTCGGCAAACCAAGTCAGGATAGCGTTCACGTAACCTCCTATGGATAGGTTAATCCAATCGCAACAAATTCTGCGGCGGAAGAAGGAGATGAGACATTTAAAGTCGCCGCGATAATCTGATACGCCGACAGTATTGCGGCTTTGGTTGTTGCGCCGTCAGTTGCCGCAATAATAGCAGGGTTACTCTCTATTTCCTGAAGCGAGGTACAGGCCGCATCACAAGCTTGCGCATCAGGAGAGTGTCCAGCCCTTCCTTTTTTTCCTGCAATGACGGATAACACGCTTATCATTGTCGCTCTGATAGACACAAAAGTTTTTAACACGGCAGCTTTTTGTTCAAGCAACTGCGCGGGCGTTAGGGCACGCAAAGCATCCGCCTCTTGCTGGGTGATCTGAATCATGTTTTGAGGCCATGAAGGGAGATATAATGCTTCTCCACCCATGTCATCATGTACTTTATTGTTCAAGTCTTTCCAGAGCATGATCTTTTCCTTTAACGAAGTTCAACCCAACTATTCAATGTGGCAGTTGATGTCACAAAATAGGTGCAACCTGGGCGCACTATAAAAGTAATTCCACTATAGGAAGACCCGGCTGCATCTGTTGCTCTAAGTAAAAATCCGTTCACCGTTGCAGTAAAATTTACAGAGGTAGCAGCTAATACACCTACGTTCACTATAATGGGCTTACTTGTAGTGTTGTAGTAAGTAGTACCAAGTGATCGACTTCCAACTAAATTTTGTTCGGTCTGCCCATATCCAACACTGCTCATCGCTGTAAGAGCGTTACCTCCCGCATTGATCTTCGTCGTTGGGCTAGACCACGCCCCTGCTGTGTTAACAGCATCGAATGCGCCGATGATTTTGTAAGCAAGATTGCTTCGTGAAGTCGTGGAGTACCAGACATTGTTCGCGGTAGCAGACGCGCTGATCGCCGTGGTGGAGATCAGATTTTCTTCATCGACTTGCAGACCTCCGGCGATATTACAAATCGCCAGTTCTCTCACGCCCGCGTTGTTCATTTCAGCGAGGATGATTCTTCCGCTTAATGTAGTAACCACCCCCAAAGTCCCGCCCGAAGGGAGAATAAGATTGGCCGGAGGCGAGGCAATAACCGTGGGTGTTCCGCTTGTCAGTGAGACATTTCTGAAAGCCAGATATGACGATGACGAACTGAAAGTAAGAGCGCCGGTAGCTTGGGTACAATCTATAGTAGGCAAACCCGGAGAGGCACTGGCGTTTACTCCGGCAACTCCCCCTGTAAGAGAGAATATCCCCGTGGTATAGTCGAACGTGCCTTGCAGGGTAAAGTTAGCCGGTGTAGGGGCTACACCAACCGTGCCTCCCGCATAATAGTAATATCGTTCCTGGCTTCCTTCAGTCTGAACCCATATCGTCAAACCTCCGGTCTCGTCTGCCAGACCAAAGACTCCAGCGGCGGAAATCGGGAATCCGTGCGTTCTGAACTTCATTCCAAGCGCAGTGGCAGTTGCACCCAGCAATGTGTACAAGTCCCCGGAAGCTGCCGAACAAGTTCCCTCTCTTAATATCGAGGGGTCGTTGCTTACTTTGACCTGATCGCCCTGAAGGGTGAGAGTGGCTAAAGTATTCCAGAGAGTCGCCTTGATATTCGCCCAGGTGAATCGGGATAATATGAAAGCGGATGCAGAGTCAGTACCAGTAAGTTCATCCGCATCAACTAATGTTGTTTTGGATGGAGAAGCGTGCGTAGCGGGAGCGACGACAAGAACATTTGTTGATCCGTTGAAACTTACACCGTCGATAGTTCTTGCCGTAAATAAGGTGTTCGCTGTATTGATATTTCCGACGATAGTGCTTGAAAAAGTCTGAACGCCGGTAAAAGTCTGCGCGGAGTCCGTCCGGGCCATTGTGGCGGAAGTGGCCGGGAGAGTGATCGTTACCCCGTCTGTTCCGGTCAGGGTGATCGTATTATTGACTGTGAAAGTCTTGCCTGTTGTGAGAGAGAACGTCCCCCCGGAGGGAGTAATAGTTTCTCCGTTGATTGTTGTACAAGTGATCGCTCCGAACGTCTGCATTCCGGTAAAAGTCTGGGCAGAATCGGTTCTGGCTATCGTTGCAGAGGTCGTCGGGAACGTCATTGTCGTTCCGTCCGTTCCATTCAACGTCAAAGAATTATTGACGGAAAGGATTTTTCCCGGTGCAGTTATTACCGTTCCATTACCCAACTGGGCAATCGTGGTGCGTTTTGTGACACCCCCCTGATCTATGGGCACAAGATCGACCCCCGATACCGTAAGGGCTACCGGAAGTTGTGAAATCGTTGAGTCGCTCATTCGAGTTCGATCTTGTCCAGAGTTTCTTGCAGCATGTGGACGTTGGATGTCATGTCGGGATATTGACCATCACCAACCATCAGGAAGTTGATACCCGAGATACCATAGATGCCCATCAGACCTTTATCGGTAGAATCGAATTTTCTTCCATTGGAGAATTCATAGACACCATGATCCGGCGCAGCCCATTCCGAACCCCAAGCTCTGCGGCACATTTCGCCCCAGTCGATATTCCTTGTGGTTACTTTGTAACCAAGATTATTCAGCATGATTTTCCCGTTCTGCTATCTGTGCTTTGAGATTTTCAATACGTTCCGTCAGGGACGGGGGGACTTCATTCTTTTTGAACAGACCCGCTTTCGCTTTCGCTACCCGTAGCATGATGTAGAGATTGATCAATACGATTTCGTTGTGCTTCATACATTTTTTGTTTCTGTTTTGAACAGTTACCGTGAACCGGATAATTCCTGCTTCTGCCGCAGACCTCGCATAAGTTGGAAGAAAACAAAATGCCGGGTTTTGATCTGTCGTAATTCATTTAAAATCCCCGTACCAACCTTTGATCCTCTGGCTGATAATTTCACTGGCGCACTTTGAACAAACCATGTGCCCGCCCAGCAAGGTTGGATGTTTGGTACGAAAATACTTTTCACACACGGGGCAATAAAAAAAGCCGCACAGGGCGGCTATCTTTCGGAAGAGTTTCATTTTTTATATCTGGCTTGAGATACAATTACTACGTTGGCGGTAGCTCAAGCGTTTGAAATCTGGGGTCTGCAAATCTGGCACTCCACGACGATAAATAGAGCCTGGCCGTTTTGACCAGAGTGTTCCTGTATCGAGTCAGGACTGCCAACCCTGATATAATTACCTGCCACGTCCAACAAATGAGAGTTGATGAAAGTACCCTATGATTGTTTGCTTGTGGCGTGGCACAGTTCGTAGTGATGATAATCACCAAGCTGATAAAGATACCTGTAAACCAATTCACGATCAGTCGTTACGGGCTGACTCCATTTATTCGATACCCCGGAAAAGATTTTGACCGGGACAGTGAGTCTATGTAGCACCTGGTCTGTATCTGTGCGGTGCATTCTGATTTCTTTGCCTTCACCGTGGAGAATAACGTTCATACGAACTCCGGTTCTAAATATCTCTGCTTCCGATAAGAAGCGGTTCTGTTTTTTTGAATTTAGTTGTACCGCCTCGGGCAACCCGGAGATAACCTTCCGGGCATTCTTTAATTTTATTGGATCGTTTTCTATTACAATCACTTAATCCAAACTTTGCCAGCAAAGAATAGTAAGCATCAGTGGAAGTTCCACCAAATGCACGACAATCAGTGAATTTTTGGTAAGGAATATTTTTCATTTCTGCGCAACAAATTTCACCGACATTCCAGTATGAAATAGAAAAATTCCTAAATATATATTTCATACATCATACGAATTCGGGTTCTGAATAACGCTGCTCACGATACGAAGGTGCCCTCGGTTCCATGTCATAAATCCGGGAGAGCGCATCCACCAAATCCTTCTTCCCTCCAAATGGAAAATAAAATATCTGTTCTTTGAGTTGTTCTGAAAGATCGTAAGCTTCATTGTTCTCGTCCTTCCTCTTTATCTTTCGGGCGATACGATAGTCATAACCTTGGGTCATTTTTCTCTGACCTGTAGTCAAGTTCTTATCGTCGGTCGAATAGGGCAAAAAGATTTTGTGACTTCTCATATCAGGCCCAAGTCTCTGGACGCGATCCATCTTTGAACCACCCCCTTCACGGGGCCAGGCCAGTTCAGTTATCGGAAAGTGAATTTTGGATAAGGTCTGCTGCTCTTTAAAGTAGTCCAGATCGGCCTGCGCAGCGAAACTTTCGTATCCCACATAAAGTGATTGGACACCCGTTGCCCGCTTCCAACGCTCATAGAGCCTGGCGGTGTTCTGCCACCTTTCCTGTAAATCCATCTTATGATTAAATCCGTCGAGAAGGTACTTGTTTGAGGCATAATCAAGTCCAACCACGACCATAGCTGTGTTATCCGAATCCGTCTTCTTTGATCGGGCCGGGTCGATAAGTATGTAGATAGCCAACGTTTCAGGTCGGACTTCGTACACCTGAAGGTCGGAGATGTCGAACATCTTCTGATTCCCTGCAAGGGGATTTTGCAAACATTGTGTTGCATAAGTCGCTTCTCCTTGTTCGAGCTTCATCTGCTCGTTAAACTCGGGCGACCACAATACAGCATTCCCGGTAAAAGTCCCATCGTCCGTAGCAGGATAAAGGCGGACTTTCACCATCTTCTTCTTCATGATCTCGGCGTAAGTATCCGCATAAGACCACCTAGTACCGACCATCCACCTACGACCGTCCTCAGTCCCTAAGTTCGCCGATTGTTCAAACGCCTCCGTTGTCTTAGAGACCTGTTCCGGCGTAGAAACCGAAGCCTGTGTAACAACGTCATCGTAGACTCTCAGTCTGAAGTGCATCGAGACAGGCTGGCCGTCCACCAAACCCCAGGCTGAAACCGTTGGCGCTGCCGGATTACTCTTGCGTTTTACAATTAAGCCATTATCTATTGACCAACCGGGACTTTGACGTTCCGGGTTGTCGTACAAAACATCGGGAAACAACTTCTTTAACTGCTCGTTCGATTCAAGCTCGCGCTTGATTTGAGCCAAGAAATTCTTTGCAATGGGTTTTACGTGACTAAATATCCCAACCGTCAGTTCCGGGTCTTTCAGAATATCCTGGATTACTCCTGCGTAAGTAATGATGGTCGATTTGTAATGAAACCGAGACCACAGATCGAGACAGTTATCCGGCTCTCTCTCCACCTCCCTGCAACGCTCATACAGCCACTCATGCAGCATGTCCTGTCTTCCAAACATCTGGACGAGCAAGAAGTACCTGTCGTACATGCACAACGCCCTGACGAGAGGCAGGTTGGTATATTGCTTGGTCTTCTCTTCCCACCACTTGAATATGGACAGGAAAGGAACGTCAAGGCATGAGTCGTACTGCTCACAGAGACTTGCGTTAAGTAACGGTACGACTTTGGTTAGACTACCGTTATCCTCCCGTAAAAATTGGCGGGAAAAATTTTTGGGAGCCGATTGGAGGGATACTGCGAGAGGGGATACCTGCGCAGAAGCAATTTCATTTTGCTTTTCCGGTTTTAAAGGGTCGTATGGTACCGGCCCGATTAGTTCCATCGGCTTACTTGGTTCGCCTGGTTCGTTTGGCACCGTAGCCCGTGCAGCTTCCCTTATCAGGCGCGCTATGTCTTCAGGCTTCATATGCCACACAAGCGCCACATATCAGAAGGGGATGGGATAACCTGTTGTATTTATAGGGCAGTATCAAAGGTTACTAGCCTTTGCCCTTACCACGTACAGCGGCCATCAGTAGCAGGCTATCGGGCAGGCTTACAGAGAATGCAAGGGGTGCGTTAGGGTCGCCCTTGATCGTTGTAGCTTGGAGCTTGGGGTGTAGGTATGGCGCTACCTTCTCGGCTACGGCTACAGCCTCATTCATCGCTTTCGCGCGGGCTTCTGGATCGTCCTGGATGGCATCCGCCAGCTTGTAACGTTCCGCCAAGGCTTGCATCATGACGTTAAGCGGCTTGACCTCGGATTGAGTTATGAGGCGATTGCGTACCCTTACGTTAACCCCTCCCCCTTTTGGCCCGCCACGGGAGCCGCGCACACTTGGGGCGTTTGGCACCGTTTCGCCAGCCGTCTCAATACCCAACTTTTTAGTATCCTGTATTTTTTGAGTATTCTGCATTTGACATAATATTCCACTCTGTTTGTGTCGGGTACTATCGCCTTTTTTGCATAATAATAGATAAATGTCTTTACATTATCTAACTATGCGCGTATCGTTTGGGCTGTAGTGTTTGAGATGTGCCGCGCCTCATGGCTTATGGGGCTACTAGTAACAGGAGATAAAGACCATGCAAACCATGACTACAGACTTCAGCGGCACCTATGACTATCCAGCCGAAGAGGCGCGCATGGTTGTTGAAAGCTGGCAAGACTGGGCTAATGAATACACCCCAGACCAATTAGCCGCAATGATCATTAAAGAACGCGCCCATTGGGTAAAAGTATTCGTCACTGATGAACAAGGGCAGGCAGACTTAAAACGCTTTGCGGAGGTCTTTAATGCTTCAATCTATCCATTAAGCAATTTTGCACTTTAACCGCTCCACCTATTAACAATCGTTAACCGCGCGCCTAGGCGATACTTTCGGGCTAAAGGAGGTCTTATCATGTCACGCGAAGAATTTTATGCAACAGCGCAAGAGTCCCTTATATATGCAGTCGCCAAGGCTGAAGAGTACGGGGTATGCACGGCAGTCATTACACTATGGCTTAACACAATGCACGAATTTAACCAAACACAAGGAGCTTAAGCCATGACAAACGATACATATACAGAAGACCTCGGGGACATCATGTCATGCACCCGTGAACGCTTTCTAGTAACTGAAATACTCAACGCTTGGAATGATCAAGGCTTACCCGATACATTCAGCGAAACGGGCGCGAAGTTCGCCTTTAATCGCAATAGCGGCAACGTGTTTTTAGTCAATGAAGACTGTCAATGCGCCATGATGAACGGGGACAAGCTCGAATCGTTCTACAGCACACCATACAGCGGCCTAGAGGGTTTTATTGGCGACTTGTTAGCGGATAACGTACCCAA